TGTGTGAATTTAATTTCATACATGCTTGCAAACATAGGAATCCAAATCATGTCACCTTCTCTTGGTCTCACAATGGCATCGTAGTCATACTCTGACACATCATTTCTGTTACTCAACAATTCATCTCCATCTTCAGTCAACATATTGTATGAGTATTCTGTGATGATAGATGTTTTGAGTGATTGCGTAAATCGTTTTTGTGAAATAACAAATGTGACTGATTCGTCAATTTGCAAACCAAACTTGGTGAGAAAATCTTCTTGCCCTGCGAATCCATCAAAACTTTTTACGTACAATTCCATTTCAAGTGCATCATCAAAAAGCACAGACGCATCTTCACCATAAATCTTATCTAAATTTACGTGCGTTCTTGGTAAGTAATAACCATCTATACCATAAATCTTGATAGATTCTATAATTAAATCTTCAACAAGACTTTGTTCCTGTTTGACAGGAGTGTATTGATTAAAATGACGATTACGTGCCATGGGTTAGCCTAGCATATCAGTAACAGGTAATGAGTACGAACTAATCATTTCTGATTCGATAGCTTGAATTTCATCCGTAGCTTCATCCCAGATTTTTTGTCCGTTGAATGTAATGCCACCCGGCATAGAAAGTCCTTCAAACTTTTTCAAGTTTTCGCCCCATTGTTTTTTAATGAGTGCTGTGCAATATCTCTGAAGCCATCTGTCATTATAGATATCTGTATATGTGTCAGGATCAATTTTTTGATACGCTTCGACAATAATGTATTCACCGAGAACAACTTTCTCACCCCAAGCAATATCTACATAAAGTTTGTTTGAGTGGCGTTGAAAACGAATAGCTTGTTTACCAACAAATAGTTCTTCAGCTAAAGCAACGTTTTGAAGTGCCATGTAGTATGGTGCAAATGGTCCTGTATTGAATGCGAATAAGTCGTTAAGGGCAATCTGATATCTTAAATTGAACAAGTTGTTTGTAGAATAACTATTACCAATCGGAAGAATATTGGTGACACCAATAACGGAATCATCAATGGAAAGATATTTATTGGTGATATCGGTTTGTGTGACTTGATGTGCTAGATACACTTTCTCTGTTGCATCGTAGTGATAATCGTAGTAGTATGAAAATGCCATTTCAATGCAATCTTCAGTTTGTTCGTCCGCTACGTTTATCTCTAATAGAGGCGCACCTAATCTTCTAAGGCAGAATTCCCTAAACTCATCTCTAGATGCTGGCTTGCTTGTACTCATTTAATGTGCCCCTTAAAATGTCTTTACTCTATTTATAATACTGGGCATTCATAAAAAAACCCCCAATAAAGGGGGTTTTGATTTTGTTTGATATCGAATTATCGATTCATACCTTCAATGAAAAGGTCATCAATCTGTAGTTCAGTAAGTCCAAGAACATTAGAAATTAAAGATGTAATTGGTGAATTATTTCTTTGAACATATTCACCATATTGCCATTCAATTTGTGCGACACTTCTAGCGTTTTCTTCTGCAATACTATTAATAGCAGATTCTAATGTCGTTAGAATTCCCGCACTTAAGAATGTTAATCTGGCTTGACGCATAGTAATTGAATTTGGAACAATTGATTTTCTGTATGATGCATTTGCAGTATCCAATTGACTCTGCGTAATGCCTGATGCAAGTGCCTCGGATTGAGTTAAAAATGCATGATCCGGATAATCTGCCCAAGTCATATCTCTTCTATGCGTATCGTCTAATACATCCACACCAGAAATAGTTCCCCAAGTAGATGGTAAAGGACCAGAAGATAGAACTTCTTTTTGTGATTTGTTTATACAGTAAAATGTTGTCATTTGTATTCCAGTTTAAATGTTTTTTTCTGATGAAATAGTCTTCTATACGCTGACCTATGTAATGTCGGATATGAGAATGTGTGTCTGTCTTTATCGTTCTCAGTACCTTTCATGCAAACTCCCTGCACAGTTTCTCTTTTAAAGGGGATTAATTGCAATAATGGTGTTCCAGCCGGTATCGTGATTTCACATTCATGTAGTGCAGTAAATACAAAATTGATTGTATGAAATGTATCAAAATCTATAATTCCAGGATACATAAACAAGTCTTTCAAAAATGGACTATGATAATATGCAGGAATTAAATATCCAGACCAACCCGATTTACCAAAAACCGCCCATGGACAAGGAACCTTAATAACAAGACCTCGCACACTACTATTTATAGGAACCATAGGTTCAACCATCTTAAAATTCAAATTACTTTCCTGAATATTATAATTATTGTTATATTTTATTACTGTACCGCCCCTATTGGCCTTTATTGTCATGTCCGACCATGCAGGAATAATATATCCAGCTTTTGCATAATCTGACATACCTGGACAATTTAAAAACTTATCTGTATTACTGTTTTCTTTTTGATCTTTTATCCATTCGGGCATCACACTTCGTGCTAACTCAATTCTAGTTAGAGGAGACACATTCGGCGCTCCTCTAGTACATGCAAATCTTATTTCAGGATCATTATCGAATAGGTTGCCAACAAACTGTTTTAATTTATCTATAATCATTATTTTTTCACCCTTAACTCATCAGTATACACACTCTCCCTTGACAGTTGTTTCTTGGTGAGTGTGGCAATTAAATTAAATTCATCGTTATTCATTTTTCTAACAGTATAGTCTTTAGTTAAATTATCACGTTTTATAGGAATTGCAGTCATCATTGGAGTTCCTGCACGAATGTAACCATCATATAATGGTTTTATCCATTTTCCAGGAAAATTAACTTGTTTAGGATATTTATCGGTATCGACTAATCCACCCAATAGTTGAAATCTATCTTCCATGGTGTTTATGGATTGAATAAACAGAGTGGACCAACCTGGTGCAGTTTTAACTACCCAAGGATTTATAAATTTTATTGGTCTGGATTGTTTAAATGGTCCATCAGCATTATCTTTACTTCTAACCTGTTGCAATTCATGGAATTCTAAACCGGGACCAAAATCGTGTAAAGCTGGTCCGTGGTCAATATGAAATCCTCTAGTGTCAGTTTTTATGTATTGATCCATCATAAATGGTATCACATATCCTAAAGACATAGCATCTATCATAGGCATACATTTTTTTGCTGTCATCATGGGACCGCCATTAGGTCCTCTCAATTCTTGTGAGCAAAATGGTGGAATTTTTTTATACCATTCCGGAAAATTTTTATAAGCAGGTTCTGGTTCTGGAATTGCATTATAATATTTTTCTTCACACAAAAACTCAATAATTGGAGTTTTAAATAGCGAAAATAATTTCATCTAAATTTCGGTCCAGTAGCCCAAACAACAAGACTAACTCTCTCACCTTTAGTTATTGGTTTCACTATATGGGGCACCCAAGATGGTATTACTATAACACTACCTGCTTCAAGTTTTAATTTTAATGGATCATCGGCATTACCATTTGTATTAATCAATAATTCTCCACCTTCGTATTCTTCCGGAGGAGTTAATGCAACCATTAATGATAGTTTTCTATGTACCGTAAGATTTGGTCCAGCATCTATATGCCAATTATAAAATTGGCCTTCTTTATATTTGCCATATTGAAAAACTTCAAATTTTTCTAAATCAAACTGAAATTTGTCTAAATTTACTCTTGCACATAAATTTTGCATTCTATAATAGAGCCATTCGCTTTGTTCGCTAGGAAGAATCCAAGAAACATCACTATTTCTAACTTCAGGCACATGTCGAAATGGCGATTCGCCATTGTCTATATCTTCTTTGTTTGATCCAATAACACCTTGTTGAAACTCAGCCATTTCGCCTAGGCTAATAATATCTAAAATTTCTTCAGAATTAAATGCTTTTTCCCAAGTGATTACTTGTTCCAACGGCTGTAATATGTTTGGAATGGCTAATGCTTGTTGACCTTTTATTCCAAAATTTTGATTGTTCACGTTCATTTGTTTTTTCCTATAAAATAAAATATAAAATTATATATGCATCAAAAATTATGCATTAATAACGCTGACGTAGCCTCCAGGAACTACGCTAATTGATATTCCGGCAGTTGTGTAGTCTATACTAACTGGAGTTGCACCTACAACAGGAGCCGCAGAGTCACTACCACCACCAGGAAAATATACACCTAATAGATTTCCTGCTGTTCCGGTATTTCCAGGAACTGTTGGGTTGTATGTTGTTGGATTGTAATTTGTTGGGTTTGAATATGCAGGGTTTGATGTGGTAGGATTCGTTCCAGCTGGATAGTATGGATTGTATACTGGTGTCTGAACAAATGATGACCCATACGGACCATCATATCCCATATACCAATAACCAACATCTTGAAACCAAGGTGCCATGGTAATACCACCGAAACCTTGGAAGGGGTTAAAGCCATAAGTATTAAAGTGGCCACGACCTGGATATGTTCCACCCCAATAATCGTGATATAGATACAAGGTTTGACCCGTGTAAAACGCAACGGTTCCACCATAAGCGGCATAAAAATTGCCGGGTACGGAGTTGCCGGCTACAAAGTTACCGGGAACTGGATTTCCTGGTACCGTATTTCCTGGAGATGTTGGATTTCCAGGACCTGCACGACCAGTTAAAGTAAAGTCAGTTTTTCCGTATGGGGGATAATAAGTCCCTGGCGCATTAAACGTAACTGTCTCTTTGACAATTGCTCTTGTTCGTTCTCTTCTTAATAGTCCAGATATTTTCATATTCTTATTATATCATTAATAGTTGACGATTGCAAGTGATCCTACGTATGTAGTACCACCATCTCTAGTAAAGAAAGTGTATGCGTCTTGTTTTGCTGATGTTGTTGTTCTTGTTGGAGTCGCACCACCCGACCAAGTTACTGAACCTGGCCATGAAATTGCATATCCACCAGCAGAGTTAACTGTGATAATAGTAAATGATGTAATATCAGTTCCCGATGGAGGATTGATAAAGGATAATGTCGCTGTTCCATTCATTGTCACTACGAATGCGTTACCTAAAGACAAATCAATGTTAGTTGCGCCGCTTGCAGAAACTGCTGTAACAGAGTCACGTTGAATTTTTGCTTTGATGCTACCTGTCCAAAATCCAGACGAATCAACATAAGCAACAACTGTTCCCGCATGATTGATTGTCAATGGAGTTACTGTAGTAGGACCGGATGCAGTCTTAATGTAAATACCATAAGATGTTGCACCATATGCTGAAGTATTTTCAAATACACCAGCGGCTGTAGTATTTGTGTTTGTCGAACCAGTTGAAATTACTTTACTGTATATACCAATTGGCATACTTGTACCAGAAAGTAAATTTCCTGTGTATGATGGCAATGCACCTGTTGCACTAGATGCACCAGTTGCTTCAGCATAAACACCAATAGAACCAGCACCATTTGTATTTGCTGTTGCACGACCATATAGTGCAAATGAATTCAATCCACCAGACGATGCGGCTACAGAGTATACGCCATATACAGAGTTTGAACTTGCAAACGATTGACCTGCATCAATGTATGCGCCATATGTTGGTGATGAATCTCCGCCTGCACTATTAGGAGTCTGTATGTGTAGACCAGATGATGTATTTGCACTATCACTAGTCATTAAAATATGTAACTTTGATTTAACCGTATCAGCATTTGTGCCAATCACCATATTACCATTACTTGATAGTATGGCACGTTCACTATAAGATTCAGAACCAACTGTGCCAGTATATGTACTCAACGCTAAACCGCCACCCGAAAGTGCAGAAACTCTACCACCGCCACTTGTTCCATAAGCCCATTGTGAACCACCGCCAGATGCATTTAAAACAACAAATTTAACACCGGTTCCTCCTGGCGTTAACGTTGTTCCAATAGAGATATTATTATTTGCAACAATTGTATTTGCAGTTTCTGTTGTTATGTATGATGCGCTTCCAAAAAATGTGGCCGCTTGAAAATCCGAAAGTTGAAACGATGCATTAGCTGTATCAATCGGATGTATTGGTTCTGGAGTATAACCCTTAAATACTTTCCAACGATCTTCAGAAGCATCTCTAAAAATACCAGTATGTTTGTATGTACCATCATTGTAGTTTGCGGCAAGCCCGATATCTGGATTTGTTACTGTATTGTTTGCATTTAAATATATAATGCTATCTTCAACGTCAAATGATTGTGTATTTAATGTGACGGTGTTACCTTGAATAATAAGGTCACCTGCAATATTCGCACTACCACCAACATATATGTCAGAACCAACCCAAAGTTTTTTACCGATTGAGGCGCCACCATACGTGCGTAAACTTCCACTATTTGCTGTTTCCGAGTCTTCTCCAGTAGTCAATACCATTCTAACATATGCTAAATTTGCATTCTGATTTGATGAAAATGCTACGGTATTTGCTGACACAGCGGTAGTAATTGGTGATGATCCACTAGCCTGAAACGTCAATGTTTCTGAACCAACCGAAATAGAATCACTTCCAGTATCGCCAGCAATACTCAAACCGGAATTAATAGTATTACTAATATCGTTAACGGTTGTTCTAAACTCGTTAAACGTATTTCCTAATTGTACTTGATTTATTAATGGCATTTTTATCTACTCTCATTCGTTATTTGTAACAACATGCGCTTGATATCGCTTAATTCCGTTTTCATAAGATGAACCTCGTTTCGGATTTGACTTAACTCTTCTGCACCCTTATTTATATCTGTAAATTTTCTCTTTTGAATTTTATACTTCAAAAGCGAATCCATATCAGTATTTAATATAGCTTTAGAGTGTATGTCTCTTTCTGTAAAACCTCGTACCGGTTCAATAATAGGAACTTTATTTTTTGATGATATCATGCCAATGCAATTCCTCTTAAGTTTTTAATTTTCGGAGCATAATTTGGATTGCTTGAAAGAAATACAACTTTTATTGCAAAGTATTTATATCCTTGGAATGTTCTTCCGTCGGGGGTCGTATATGCAATTGAGTTATTTAGCACTTTGAATATATCTTGTCCAGATGAAACTGTTGAGAATGCACTATCTACAGTCAACGAAATGTTATTTGCAATCGTAGTGACAACTCTATTTACTCTAGTAACACCAACAGCAATTGTATCACCAATCTTCAAATCTTCCGTGAATCTAGTTGATGTTCCAGTAACTGTTGTTGATACGTTAGATATTGCAACATTACCAGTAAGCATTGTTGAACCGCCAGTTTTGATGCTTGTTGGAATAGCATATTTTTCTTCTTTAAAATCTGTTTGATCCAATGTAAATGTTTCTGTACCAGACAATTCTAAAGGTGTATAGAATTTATCATCAAAGCTATCCGAGTCATTTTCGTTTAAAACTTTGGTGTAAATTTTAATTGATGTTCCTGGCGGTCTGTTTACATCTAAGTAAACTACCATATCGGATGCTTCAAATCCATCATTCAAGGTAACAACTTTTGTAATGTATCTAGATTGTGATGAATAAGGTCCAGTTGGATGCTCTTCATTTCTAGTTGACATTGTTTGAGCCACAGCATTGGATGTTGTGAATGCGCTAGTCACAGTTAGATATGTAGCATTCGTAACACTTGCAACTCTTCGGTATTCAGTACCAAAGTCTGCATACTCACCAGCAAATACTGTGTTAGAGAAATCAGTACCAACACCAACAACCGCTGTATCTGTAGTATATGTTATTGTGCCAGTAATTGGTGTGTAGTAATCATTGTTAATAATGTTCTTTGAGAAATTGAACAAAATGTTTTCATTGTCAATGTATGGACTAATATACTTATCATTAGTTGACAATGTTGCTCTTAACTGTAAAGACTTAAATGAATTTGTATCTTCAGCAGTATTTGCAGAAATTTGTTTTCTAGAACGATTTATCAACTTCTCATAGTTTTTAATTGTTGTGTATGAACCATCAACGGCATATGCACTATCGGCAGTTTTAATATCGTATGTGATATTAGTTCCTGGTAGCACTTGATCTCCGATGATTGGTGTCAATACATCATACTGGAATGCATTTGAAATTGGAATGTTTGCCCAATATGCAACTTTACTAGATGTTGTGAATTCAGCAACTCTCATTGTGAATTTAACGTCTAAGTTTTGTCTAGCAGTATGTGTTCTGTCATTAGATGATGAGAATAATACTCCGCTATTATATGCGGATTCAATTCTTGTATTCTTATCAGGATTAGTAACGTCAATTGAACCCAACTCTGCAACCCAAACTGCATAGTCTGCGTCATTGTTTTCTGGACGCATAGTGAACGCATAGTCATTACCCGAAGCAAGAAAGATAGGATTCTTGAATGTGAATTTTGTTGCCGTGGTTGCGTCAGTACTAATATTAATGTTCCTATTATTCACAACAGCTTCATCACCTATACCAACAAATTTTGGAGATGGATATCCGTTATCAACTTCTCTAATTTCAACTCTAACATTTCTGTTATCATCTTTAGATTTAGTTCTGAAGTATAAGTCTATAGATGTTGCATAGAAACCTTTTGGATAGGTTTGTGGATCAACATAGAAACTCTGTGACAATGGATCAACTCCAGGCCATTGATTTGCTGGAGGAGGAACAACTGCACGTCCAATTTCAACACGTTCTTGGGAGATTGTTCTTCTGCCCAATAGCGTAATGTTTGTCTGGTCATTAAATGTCACATTATATGGGCGAGAATTAATTGTAACAGAACCTGTAGACTGTTGAATACCTTGTGCAAAAATTGTGTTTCTGGCAGCCGTTAATGTTGTTCCGGAAGAGTTTGTTGGGCTGTCTGTAACTAAAAACTCTCTCTGACCAACATAGAATGTTCTATATGGAACTTCAAACACCAAATGAATTTGATTATTTTTAACGATTAATGGTTGAGTTGCACCATCAGCAATTGCACTCCAACTTGTGCCTTCTTCGGTTAAATATCCATTGTTATCATATTTTGAATTCAATTGTTGAAATGTAGTAGTACCTAACAATTGAATTTGATAACAATTTGCTGTTACGTCTACACCATCAAAGAATGCATAAAGTCTTGCATTATTTTTCAAACCTGTTGCATGAATTGCAAATTCTCTTCTACGCATCCATAGTGCAGTCTCAACCTTAACAACTCTATCGAATGCAACATCTTGTTTAGATGATGTTGCAGATGAACCAGATGCTAATTGATTATATGCAATTTGTGTTGTATTTTGAATTGCTGTAGTAACATTAAAGTTTCCCTGTTGTGCAGTTTGTGCAGTTGAACGATCAATATTTGTTTGTAAACTATTACCAATCCAGTGAACGTTTAACGGGGCAACTTCAGAATTCCATGCTTGAGTTAATGCTTTCCAATTGTCCGCATCACCAGTGTCATTGTAAACAATCGCTTTGCTTGTGTCATTTGTAGTTTCAAAGAAATTGTCTACGAATGGAACAGCAGTTAATTCGCCTTTCCAGACGAAGTTTAATTCTTCAGCTAAACGAAGTTGTGCTGATGCATATGGTTGTTTTAATCCTGGCGCTTCAACTTCCGTATATGGAAGCATAATTTTATTACCAGTAGTGTTTGCAGTTTCTGATAGAGTTCCATTGTATCTCATACCGGAAGTATTTGCATTGTCCTGCAATGCAGTAGCAAATCTATTTGTTCTATCAATAGCCGAAGCCCAATCAGTACTTACTGGATTGCTGACTGCAAATCCAGAGAATGGATCTACAATAATACCATTTTTGAATCTATCAAATCCATTGTCATCTAATTGCGTGGTGTCTGTTGCTTGCTTCTCTAAAAAGTTTAATGCAGTAAAATATTCTAACTTTTCAACTCTGTCATTAAGTTTAGCAACGTCACGCATAGTGAAACGTTTATTCTTCAGCAATTTGATTTTAACATCAATTGGATTTGAAGGATACGGAGGAATTGTCAACTCAGCAATTTCTAACGTATCTGGTTTTGTTGGAGGCGATTCTGCTTTTTGATTTCCTGCGCTAGGTGGAACACCATCATTGATACCAAACACACCACGGTTGTTGATATAAACTTTAGAAATTCTACCTTTGTAGTAAACCAAATCAGCATCAAAATCTGAACCAGATTGTGGAATACGAAGTCCATATGTTGGAACTTGATATGTACCATCATCAATTGCATTTAGTGATGTATTAGCAGTTTTGATTGATCTAAAGTCAATACAGTCACGCAAATTATATGCAGTCTTTGTCGTAGGACTTGTAAAGATTGGAATTTGTGCTGTTGTGATTGTGGTATTAGATGTTGTTGTGTCATTAACTGGATATGAATCTACCGATAGATATCCAACACCTTGTGATGTATCATGTGTAAAATTATCAAAGACTGCTAACAATCTTCCGGTAGGAGTAAATCCAGTAACTGGAGTGATAGTTCCATGCTCATATGCATAATCACGTTGACCGGTGTCTAATGTGAAATGTGCAGTAACATTTGTATTGGATGTTGTTGCGGCAGTTGCAAATGATGAGGACTGATAAACTGATCTTAACTGATAGACATCACCGTATCCAAGTCCAAATGGACCTGCTAGTCCAGATATGTGAGTATTAGGATTGATATTTGCTTGAGTTGCATAGTTGAGAGTTTTAATCTTTTCTTTTGCATTAGCACGATCCATCGAAACAATAATGTCTGCGGTGAAAGTTGCGTTTTCTTGCAAATCAATTGATGCAGTACCCGGAGAAGAAACAGTAACAGTACGTGTGCTTCCTTTGCCACCATTTGTGCCTAATGCTAATACAGTTCCTGTTGGAAGAACTTTTGTGAATGTATTAGCTGTCGCACCAGTTGCATGTGTGCTAGTGAGAGTTAATGATGTTGCATTTGTAATAGATGCAATCTGTTTCGTTAAACTATTAATCTTAATGAAATCGCCAATGCTAACTTGCGTTGTGAAAGACGTTCCGCTACCTGTTACAGTATTAGATGCCGCACCCACAGTAACAGTACCAGTCAACGCAGAAGTTTCTACGTTAGCACCAGCATTGTTAACTACAACCATGTAGTAGTCATTTTTCTGTGTGGAGTTTAATGTTCCAGTACCAACGAAAGTTTCTGTCACTACGTCTGTTGCAATAGTCGATACACCAGATGTGAATGAAACAGTAAATTTCTTTTTGAATCTAAATGCAGTTTCAACGTTACCAGCATCAGAACGAATAGTTTTAATTGCCTGATATGGCAATTTAAATAGCATTGAGTTAAAACCAGTTTCTTGCAACACGGCTCCATATGGAGTCACATCTGCAATGTCAGCAAAACGTTTTGGTGTTGCAGAATCATATACTGAACGAACATCTTTAAAATTCTGGCCAGAATTCATTGTAATTTCATACAGATACAAATAATATCTTGCGTCAGGTTGACCTTTTGAACCACTAACGTATTCTACAGAACGTACTCTAGCGGTACCAATCTTATTTCCAGATACTGTTGCGGTAGAATGAGTTGTATTTGTAACTACTTGCTGTGCCGCATCATATAGGTCAACTTGAGTTGTTTCCATAACATCCCAAGCACCAACTAATTCATTGACAAGAATATATTGTCCGTAGTTAATTTGAGTTTTAGTTTGGTCAACATAGTTTGTCGCTAAACCCTTTTGAACATCAATTGGAGTTTTTGCAATAATTTCATTTCGGTATCCAGAAGTATATGACGTAAAAGGATCAACTTCAACTAATAAAATATTATTGTTTCCGCCTTGACCAGAAGTG